TAGCATTGATGAATTTGAAATAAATGTTGGCGTAAGTACAGCAGAATCCTTCTACACTTCTGGTGGTATTGTTGAAGAAATTATTCTTGCTCCTAGAGTATCCAATAATTCTCCATCTGGACAAGATACTGCTTTTGGTGGAACAACAGTTATTAAGATTGTCGATGACTTCTCCTTTATCATTGACTCTGGAACCTCCCCTTATACCCATTTCTATAAGAGATGTGGTGAGGTAAGAATGCCTCTTGATGTCATTATAGATGAACCACTGTCTCTCGATAATGTTCCATTAATCTATGCAGATGGAAATACTGGATTTGGAACAGAAGCGACTGTAAGTTTAGTACCAAGTAAAGATAGTACAATTCTTAACTTTGAAGTTAAGAACTTTGGATATGGATATGGATCTGGTGAGAAGTTAACTGTTGCAATTGGTGGAACTACTGGCATTCAAACTTTTGCATCTAAGACATCAAATGCAATCCTTCCTGTTATTGCTGGTGGTGAATATGAACATATTTACGTAGGTGGCACAGCAGCTAACGCAGTTCAGTCTGGTGGTAATTATCTACACACATTCGTACAAGCTGTTACGAATGGTGTTACAAGTAATTTGGGTAATTTACCAAACCCAGTTACGGATGCAGTATATACTGCAGCAACTGGTGACATGGTTATAACATCTGCTGGGCATGGATTATCAACAGCAAATACAATTTCTATTGCTGATAATGCACTGACCTTTAGTTGTGCAATGGATGGTAACTCATCATCCAAGACATATCCTAGAGCATCTGACCCCGCATCTGGAGCAACGCTTGCTATCTCGGCAACAACTACAGATACCTTTACTATAAACGTAGGTGCGTCACCTATCGTAAATCATGATGTTACTGATGCAACTTACACTCCATCTACAGGTATACTGCAACTAACTATCGGTTCCCACTCACTGACTACAGGAACCAGTATTAAGATTGCTAATGGATCGTTAACATTTACTTGTGCAAGTGATAATCATGCAACTCCGCAAAGTTATCCACGACCAAGTGACCCATTCTATGATACTGCTATCAATATTGATGGGGTAACTTCAACAACAATTACGCTCAATGTTGGCGTATCTACAGAAGTCAGATACCCAGTACATAATGCAACATATGATCCTGCAACTGGATTGTCTGTATTGACTATTGGAACTCATAACCTTGTAACAGGGCAAGGCATTAGACTTGCTAATGAATCCCTGCTGTTCAAGTGTTCCCTCGACGGATTCAGCAGAATTGAAGCTTATCCAAGAGAGTTTAAGGATGTAAACATCCACGGAAAGACCGTAGGCATTACATCACATACTGCTAATAGTATCACAGTATTTGCTGGACCATCTCCAGCAAGTCTTCAGTATCAGCATCAATTTGTTGGTGTTGGATCATACTCTCAGTTTGAACTTGACGTTGATAGAGTGTTCCAGTCCAAATTCTCTGGATGGAATGTTGGAGAGTTTATTGTTCTTGATGAGATTGAGCAGTTCTTTAACGGTGAGAGAAGACTCTTCCCACTGTCGGTGAATGGAGATAGCATCTCGTTCTTTGCTAAAGCAAACTCGGGTATTAATCTCCAATCCAACTTGCTTGTCTTTGTTAATGACATTCTGCAGACTCCTGGAGAAGGTTATCAGTTCACTGGTGGTAGTACAATCAGATTTACAGAAGCACCCAAAGGTGGTGTTGCTGGATTCACAACAGAAGGTGATAAAGCAAAAATCTTCATGTACACAGGAACTCAGACAATTGACGTTCGTACTGTTGATGTTCTTCCTACGGTTGAAGTTGGTGACGAGGTTCAACTTTATAGTAACCAAGACACTACGTTTACGCAAGATCGTAGACTTGTAATGGACATCAAGGCAGCAGATAAAATTATTACAAATAACTATGCTGGTCAGGGTGTAACTCTGAATGAACTCTTTGAGAGACCCATTTCTTGGTCTAAGCAAGCAGTTGACAAAATTATTGATAACGTGTTTATTGGTAAGGATAGGGTTTATTATGAACCAGTAATCAATCCAACCACCAATATTATCAGTAGTCCTGGTATTGCAAGAAGCGAAGTATATGTCTACGATGTCAGACCTCTATTTGATAACCCATTTGAGGGTATAGCAGCAAATGAAAGAACTCAAATTGAGATCATATCTCAAGACAGAGTAGAACCTGCAACTGCAAGGGCAGTTATTGGTGCTGCAGGAACTATTGCAAATGTGATCCTGACAAACCCAGGATATGGATATACCACTGCTCCGATAGTCACTATTGCTTCCCCATATGATGACGGTACTCAAGCAACTGCTACTGCAGTTGTCAGTGCTGGTAGTAGTTTAACTTCAGTATCTGTTGGATCTGGAGGAACAAACTACTACTATGGACCACTAACTTCCATATCAGTCAATTCTCAAGGAAGTGGATTCCCACCAATCAATACAGATAACAATGTATTCAGAGGTGCAAGACTGAAAACTGATACTGGAATTGGTGTTGGTGCTGTTGCTGACCTCGAAATAAATACTCTGAACTTTGAGGTTGCTTCTATTGTTATCACTGAAGGTGGTAAAGATTATCAAGTTGGCGATAAGTTATTTGTCGATACATACGATAATGTGGGACTTGCTACAACTACTAGAGGATTTGCTCTGTCAAGTCCAATCAAGTTTACTGTAGCAAACATTGCACCACCACAAGTTCTAATCGCACCACCCCGTAGACGTAGTGAAGAGTGTTCGTTCGTAACTTATGAGGGTGATTATGGATTAGTTGTTGGTGTTGGAACAACCACTGTTGGAGCAGGAACCAGTCTTGGTGTTGTCTTTGACTTGTATATTCCTATGGATTCTGAGGTAAGACGTGGAGCAGGCATTACACTTCCTGGAATTACAACTGGTGATTTGTTTAATCTAACAAGAACCAATTTCGTAAGTGCTGCTCAAACCTCATTTAGTGCAGATGGATCTGTAATCGGTATCTCTACACTTCATGGAGATATGACATATGAATGTATTGATTATTATACGAAGCAATCTGTAATTCCTGCGGGTCTGAACGGACTTGGAACCACTGTTGGTTTTGGAACAACAGTAACTTCAGTTGTTGTTACTGTACAGAGTGCTGGATCAAATAATGTGGTGGGTGTTGCTACAACATCACTCTATGGATACTACACATGGGGTAAAGTTGGTCTACCTGTTAGGACTCAACCTGTAAACTGGACTATTAATAATGGAGCACTACAAGCAGGTATCGGAACTAATCCACTATTGAGGCGCAAAAATCCTCTCAAATATATTGGTTATATTTCCTGATAAATAGATCATAGAAAAAGTATCTTCCAAAAATGGCAGCAATTATAACTGACTTATTGAGAGTTAATAACGCTAGGAATTTTATTGAGAAGATTAGGGACGCCGATAGATCGTACTACACGTTTATCGGTCTCCCTAATGCTACTGAAGTTGCTTCTTCATGGGACACTTCTCCTCCTGCTCCTAGAGACTGCTTTGATGATTCCAATAGTTATTGGGATACGATGGTGGCATTGAAGAAAATTTCTGCCGATGATGTTCGTCCCGTTATCAGGAAGATTCAGTGGGCATCTGCAACCATCTATGACATGTATCGTCATGATGTAAATCGCAATAACTTGTCTAAACCATCAAACAAGACAAGTCTGTATGCCTCAAACTTTTATGTTGTAAATAGCGAATTCCGAGTCTATATTTGCCTGAATAATGGAATCGATCCAGAAAACCCCAACGGCAAACCATCTCTGGATGAACCACTTTTTACTGATCTAGAACCAAGAGCTGCTGGTACTAGTGGTGATGGATATATCTGGAAGTATCTCTATACAATTAGTCCTAGTGATGTTATCAAATTTGACTCTCTGAATTTTATTCCTCTTCCAGTTGACTGGGAAACAAACGCAGATTATCAAACGGTTAGAAATAATGCCACTACAAGTGGACAATTGAAAATTGTTACTGTAAAAAATAGAGGATTCCTTGTTGGACCACCAAACGTAACTTACTCTAGAGTTCCAATTAGGGGTGATGGTACAGGTGCAGAATGTACTATCGTTGTCAATAATGATTCAAAAGTAGAATCAATTACAGTGTCAAATGGTGGTAGTGGATATACTTATGGAAGTATTGATTTAGTTGGTGGTAATGTTCCAACTGGTTCTACAAGTCCAATTTTTGATGTAGTCATTCCGCCTCCAGGTGGTCATGGTTCAGATGTTTACGCTGAACTAGGTTCTACTAATGTTCTGATTTACTCTAGAATTGAGAATGATGAGCAAAATCCCGACTTTGTTACTGGAGCAACTGTCGCTAGGATTGGTATTGTAGAAAATCCAAAGGGATTTAACTCTAATACAATTCTAACTGATGATAGAGCAAGTGCTCTGTATGGTCTTGTACTCAAAGGTCAAGCACCTAATCAGGATGACTTTAAGTCAACTACATTTGAACCGAATACTGTTATTAAGCAAACAGTTGGTACTGGTGTTACTGCTGTTGGTAGAGTTATATCATATAATGCACAAACTGGAGTATTAAGATACTGGCAAGATAGATCTCTTGTTGGATTTAATACTGATGGAACTCAAAACAATAATCCAGAGTTTGGATACTCCCAAAACCTGTTTACTTCTACAATACTTAATGGTGGATCTTTGAAGATTGTCGGTGGAAGTAAGGAGTTATTCATTGATGAAGGATTCGGAACCGACACCAATCCAGGTATCAGTACTATCATAAATAATAGGACATACTACCTGGGTCAAACGTATATTGCAGGGGTAGCATCTCCAGAAGCACAAAAGTACTCTGGAACGATACTGTATGTGGATAATAGACCATCTATTACCAGATCAGTAAACCGAAGAGAAGATATCAAAGTTATTTTGCAATTTTAAAGGATTATGCCACAAGAAACTAATCTCAACGTATCTCCTTATTTTGACGACTTTGATCCAGATAAGAATTACTACAGAGTACTATTCAAGCCTGGTCTACCTGTTCAAGCAAGGGAGTTAACGTCACTTCAAGCTATTCTCCAGGATCAGGTTGAACAGGTAGGAACTCATTTATTTAAAGAAGGTTCTATTGTAATACCTGGTCAAGTAAATTACAATAATAAAATTTTTGCTGTTGAAATCGAACCAGAATATCTGGGTATTCCCCTTAGAGAATATGCAGATGAGTTAGTAAACTTTCAAATTAGAGGTGAACAGTCTAACGTAACTGCAAAGGTTATCTTCCACGAATCAACTGCCTACTCTGAACGTGGATATTATACTCTCTTTGTAAGTTACAATGGTTCTGGTGTTGACGGTAAATCTGTATTCGATGATGATGAGACTCTTATCGTAGAAGATAACATCTCCAGCGAACTCGTCAACTTTCAAGCGGGACAAGGATTTGCAAATACTGCACCAATCAATTCAACATCAATTGGTTCTGCAGTATTTTTGAGTGAAGGTGTATATTTTATTAGAGGAACATTTGTAAAAGTTCCCACTCAAACTCTTATTCTTGATGCACATAATGATGCACCATCATATAGAGTTGGTCTTGAAATCTATGAAGAAATTGTATCTTCGGGTCAAGACAATACCCTAACTGATAACGCAAAGGGATTTAATAACTATGCTGCACCAGGTGCAGATAGACTCAAAATTAGTGCCGTTCTCTCAAAAAGACCACTAGAGTCTGATAAAAATGAAAACTTTATTCAGTTGATGCTGATTAGAGATGGTCATTTAGAGCATATTCAGTCTAGAACACAATATGATGAACTTGGAGATGAGCTTGCAAGAAGAACATACGACCAAGCAGGCAACTACTATGTAAAACCATTCTCTATTCATGCTAGAGAATCTCTTGATGACCGCAAAGGCAATAACGGCGTATTCTTAAGAGACCAGTTAACATATAATAACAATATTCCCAATCCTGATCTTGGAACGTATAAGATCTCTCCAGGTAAGGCATTCATTCGTGGTTATGAGATAGACGCTCAAACCAATACTTATCTTGACTTTGAAAAGACAAGAACTGTCAAAACATTAAAAGATCAGGCAGTTAATTACTTTACTGGTCCAACACTAACCCTTAATAGAACTCACGGTGCCCCTAGAATTGGATTTAGCACCTCTTCTAATATTAGTCTTAGAGATTCTAGAATTGGTATAACAAGCACAGTCCCTGCTGGTAAAGAGATTGGTCTTGCTCGTGTATATGATTATGCATTAGAGTCAGGATCATACTCTTCAGCAGCAAGTGATTTAAATGAGTGGGATATTACACTATATGATATTCAACCATATACCGAAATCAATCTTAATGAGACTACTACATTAAGTGTACCAACATATATTCAAGGTAAATCTAGTGGTGCTACGGGTCACTTAAGATATGATTCTAATGCTGGTATTGTAACCGCTTATGGAACTAAGGGTACTTTCTTAGTAGGAGAAAAACTTATATTCAATGGAATTGATGACGGTAGAATCTCCACAAATGTTACTGCATACAGCGTTGCAGATGTAAAATCTCTGTTTAGTAGTGTTGGTGCTGGACAAACATTCAACTCCGATGTCAAGCAGTATGCTAAACTGAATTATAGTGGTATTACTGTATCACCTAAGTCTGGATCTGCTCCTGGTATCTCTACAGTAACCTCTTCAGATCAGATATTTACAAACCTTGTAAAAGTTGGAGACTTAGTATCATTTACAAATAGTCTTCTTGGAAGCACTTCGGTTAGAACTTATGCAAAAGTTGACAGTATTCCTGACCCTAATAATCTTGTTATTTCTGGGGTTACTACAGTACCATTTATTAATGACGGCGGTCTGCCAACCTCAAGCATTAGTCCCTCGGACTTTCAAATCCTCGGTTCAAGATTCCAATCGTCAACCGACAATACTCTATACACTCCTCTGCCGAAGGAATTCGTCTCCTCAGTAGATCTCACAAAATCTACAATTACTATTAAGAAGGAGTTTAATGTAACAATCACTGCTAACGCAACTAATACAATTCAAGCAGGAGAGAATGAGACTTTCCTTGCTTATGATGAAGAGCGTTATGTTTTACTTGATTCCAATGGTGCATTTGAAGAATTAACTGCAGATAAGTTTAGATATACTAACGGTGGAAGAGAGTTAAGAATTTTTGGTCTCAAGTCCAGTGGTTCTGGTCGTTTAATTGCAACTCTCAAAAAGACCAACGTATCAAACAAGGTCAAAAACTCCATCAAGACCAATTCAATTATTGTCAATAAGTCCAAACTCGCTTCTTCTGGCATTGGATCTACGACTTTAAATGATGGACTTACTCATGGTGCCTTTGGTTATGGTCTCAGAGTTCAAGATAGGGACATTTGTTTACTTGAACCAGATGTAATTAAAATTTATGGTGTATTTGAATCTGACGATACTGATGCGCCAACTTTACCATCAATCACACTATTCAATCTAAATGGTCCAACTGGTAAAACAGAAGACTTTGTTATTGGTGAAGAGATTGTTGGTCAAAAGAGTGGAGCTATTGGTCTCTTTGTTGAAAGACCTAGTTCTTCTGCAGTAAATCTAGTATATCTTAATGATCTCCGTTTTGAAATTGGAGAGACAGTTCTTTCCGAGACAACTGGTATTACTGGTACAATTAATGACTTTGATGAGGGTGATGAAAATATTCTTAACAGATTTACATTAGATTCTGGTCATAGAGAAACTATTGTTGATTATTCTAGACTTATTAGGAAGCCAAATTCTAAAGCACCTAGAAGACAGTTAAGAATCATATTTGAATCTGCAGAATATAGTGACTCTACTGAGGGTGATCTGACAACTGTATCTTCTTATGATCAGTTTGACTATTGTGATCTCCCACTACTTAAAAATGAAACTAGACTGTCTGATGTTATTGACATTAGACCAAGAGTAAGACAGTTTGATCCCAATTCGACTAATCACTCACCATTTGAGTTCAATTCAAGAGAGTTCTCTGATGGCACAAACTCCGCTAAGAACATCTTAGCGTCAGACGAAGATATTCTCATTACCTATGGTCATTATCTTCCAAGAATCGATAAGATCTACTTTAACATTGATGGTGGATTCCAATTAATTAAAGGTGTTCCTAGTGAATCTCCTCTTCCACCTATAGCAGTTGATGATTCATTGGAAGTTGCAACTGTTAATCTTCCGCCATATATCTGCAATGCAGAGAATGTAAGTATCTCTTTGAAATCACACAAGAGATACAGAATGCAAGACATTGCACTTCTGGAAGATAGAATTAAGGATCTTGAGTATTATACTGCTCTTTCACTGCTTGAATCCAAAACAGAAGCACTGACTATAACAGATGATACTGGACTGACAAGATTCAAGTCGGGTATTTTTGTTGATAACTTTACAACAACAGTAAATCAGTATAAAGCTGGTACTATTACCAACGCTATTGACCCAGTTAATCAGGAACTGAGACCATCTCACTTCACAACTGAAGTTGATATGCTGATTGGTTCTAGATCTTTGATTGGTATTGGAACAACTGCAAATCCAAATGTAAGTCCTGAATTTGTAACTGATATTGTTGGTTCCAACTATAAGAGAACTGGACAACTCATTACCATTGACTATATTGATGGTTTAGAAATTCAAAACCCATTTGCAACTAGAGTTGAGAACGTAACTCCATTCTTGGTCAAAACTTATACTGGTGATATTGAATTATTCCCATCATCCGATATTTGGATTGACCAGGTAAGACTAGCACCTCAAAGAATTGAAGTTGACGACTATACTCAAACTAGACTTCAACTTGAGTTTGCAGGATATGACGCTCAGACTGGTTTAGGTCCTGTTCGCTGGGGTGCTTGGGCAACAACATGGACTGGTAGTTCATCTACATCTGCATCTAGAACAGTTCAAACTGGTAGCAGTAGTAGTCAAAGTGGTCGAAGAATTACTACCACAAATAGTTTCCAAACTACAACTACAACTACAACCACTAGAACTGGTACGTCGAACAGAGCTGGTGCGAGACTTAGAGTTTCCGAGCAGACTGAAGTTCTTAATGAAGGCGATAGAATCGTAAGTTCTGATGTGATCGCATTTATGAGATCACGTAATGTTCAATTTACTGGTAGAAAGTTCAAACCAAGAACTAGAGTTTATGGATTCTTTGATGGTATCAACGTAAACAACTTCGTTGTTCCAAAACTGATCGAAATCAGAATGATCAGTGGATCTTTCTCCGTTGGTGAAGTTGTTTCTGGTACTATGCCAACCAGTTCAACTCCTACTGTCGGTGGAGCATCTCCAACGATTTCATTCAGAGTTGCTCAGTCTAATCATAAGTACGGTCCAATTAATGCACCAACGGACATATTCACGACCAGTCCTTATGATGAAAACTATACAATACCAGAAAGTTACTCCAGTTCTTCTATCATTCTTAACGTTGATACTAGAACTCTGTCAGAGAGTAATCAGTCACTTTACACTGGTTGGATTAGATCTGGTATGCGCCTTAGAGGTGCTAATGGTGAAGCAGAAGTCACTGAAGTTAAATTAGTAACTGACCATGTTGGAACAGTTATTGGTACATTCTTCATCCCTAATCCAAATAATCCAACCAATCCTACATTTGAAATTGGTACAAAAGTCTTCAGACTTACTAGTAACTCTGTTAACAGCACCCTTGGTGGTCTTACTGATACTAGTGGCGAAGAACCTTACTTTGCATCTGGTACTCTTAACAGTGCTCAAGAGACTATCAGATCAACCAGAAAACCAAGATTTGAAAGAAGAACTGCATCTGAATCCAGACCTGCAACTGACGTACAGGTAACTACACAAGTAAGAAATAGTAGTACAACAAATGTCACGGTGCTACCGCCGCCTCCGCCGCCACCACCACCGCCACCACCGCCACCAAGGCCAAGGCCATCGGCACCTCCATCGCCTCCACCGCCGACGCCACCGAGGACTCCGCCTACACCGCCACCAAGGCCAAGGCCACGTCCAACTCCAAGGCCACCTGTAAGGCCACCCAGACCTCCTCGTAGACCCAGACCACCACGTCCAAGGCCACGTCCGCCGCGGCCAGCGCCAGTGTGGGATGATGATGATGATCCGTTAGCACAGTCTTTCAGGATCGTAGATGATCCTGGAGCGTTTGTAACGGAAGTAGAAGTATTCCTTAGAACCAAAGATCCCGTGATACCACTCGTGGTTCAATTGAGACCAATGGTTAATGGATATCCTTCTGCCGAAATCTATCCATTCGGTCAGGCCATCATCGATCCTGCTGACGTAGAAGAAAGTTTTGATGCGACTATTCCAACAACTGTCGTATTCCCATCGCCAGTCTATCTGCCTGGTGGATGTGAACACTGTCTTGTTCTTAAGTCAACCTCTAACGAGTACACTGCCTGGATTTCCAGGATGGGTGAAGTTGATATTAGTACATTGCTACAAGCAGAATCTAGACAGGTTGTTGTATCTGCACAACCACATCTTGGATCTCTGTTCAAGTCTCAAAATAGTTCTACTTGGACTGCATCTCAGTATGAAGACCTTAAGTTTAATCTTTATACTGCAGGATTTGACGAGACTGCAACTGTATCCTTCTTTAACCCAGAACTTGGTAGAGGCAACAACCAAATTGCAAATCTGCAAAAAGATGCTCTTGAGTTTGAATCTAAGCGCGTAATTGTTACCGCTAGCGATATTATTGATACAAGCGCATTTGTAATCGGTAATACGATTGTTCAGAAAGATGCAAATGTAAGTGGTGACTATGTTGGTGCTGGTGGATCTGCAACAGGAGATCTCACAATTACAAATGCTGGTATTGGTTACACCCCATCGGATGGAAATCAATTCACATTTAGCAACGTACCTCTGATCACATTTAGTGGTACTGGTAGAAATGCTACCGCTGATATCACAATTGGTGCTCAAGGAGCAACTAATGGTGTTGCTATTGCTGCAACAGTAAATCAGGGTGGATCTGGTTATCAGGTTGGTGATGTATTCACTGTTGGTAACTTTGGTAATGATCAGTTGGGAAGAAATCTTCAACTGTCTCTTGGTAATGTAACAGGAATCAATGAACTTGTCATTGATAATATTCAAGGTGAGTTTGAAATCAACGCTGCTAAACCACTTCAATATATAAGTCCATCAACAGGAATCACCACAATGGTTGCTGTTGCTGGTGGAAATATCTCAGTTGATGATTTTGAACTGGCAACTCTTGCCGAAGATGGATTGCACATCAAGGTTAATCATAAAAACCATGGTATGCACTCTAATCTTAATACTGTGGCTATCAGTGGTGTGAAGGGTGATATAACACCAACATCTCTCACCGCTGAATATACAAACTCCGATTCTGGTGCAATCAGTATTGCAAGCACTGCTGGATTTGAATCTTTTGAAAATGTATCGGTTGCATCTACTAACCCTGGATATGTAATCATTGATGATGAAATTATCTCCTACACTGGAGTTGAAGCTGGTCAATTGGTTGGAATTACTAGAGGTATTGATAACACAAGAACCTTTACTTATCCACTGAAGACTACCATTCAAAAGTATGAAAACAATGGTATCTCCCTGAGGAGAATCAATACCACTCATACTTTGCAGGATGCTCTCGTTAACCGACCAATTACTCTTGATTCTTACTTTATTAGAGTTAACACTGCAATTAATGGTGTTAACAGAAGTTCTGGATCTGGTCTTAACAAACTCTATATAAATTCTGCTAAATCTAGTGGCGGAGAATTAATATTCGCAACTCAGAATATTCAGTATGAAGCGGTAAGACCTATTGTTCAAACTATGGCATTACCAGGCACATCAATAACAGCAGAACTGAAAGGTATTGCTGCAACTAGTATTGATGGCAGCGAAGTCTCATTCGTTGAAACTGCGAAGACTCCCATTAATCTTAGTGAGGATACCTTCCTTCCAGAAGCAAGAATGATCGCATCTAGAGTTAATGAACTTGCTCGACTTGATGCTCTTCCTGGTAACAAGTCAATGGAACTGACATTCAAACTGTCTTCGGCAAACGCCAATGTCTCTCCAGTCATTGACCTTGATAGAGTTGGTATGGTTCTAATCTCTAACAGAGTGAACAGTCCAATTACTGACTATGCAAATGATCCTAGAACAGCATCACTGAATGAAGATCCAACAGCATTCATCTATGCAAACAAACCAGTAGAACTGGAGAATCCTGCAACTTCTATAAAAGTTATTCTCGCAGGATACGTCAATACCCATAGTGATATTAGAGCATTCTACTCTATTAGTAATGAAGCGGAAATTGAACCACTCTACTATCCATTCCCAGGTTTTACTAACTTGGATGTAAATGGCAGGGTTCTTGATTTTGCACAGAGTAATGGATTACCAAATAAAAAGGTATCCAAGACCGATGTACTGGAATCTGAAAGTGTTAATCTTCCTTACAGAGATTACGAATTCAGTATTGACAACCTACCAGAGTTTAAATACTTCAGTATTAAACTCGTAGGAACCTCTACAAACCAGGCATATCCGCCAAGGATTAGAGATCTAAGAGTTATTGCACTCGCATAATATGGAAGAACATCGTTTTTTGAAAGTTGAAGGTCATAGCTTTCTTGTCAGAGATTCATATACAAATGCCATTGTGAATCAAGACAAGAACGGCTATGACAACTATAAAAATCTTAGACGGCAAAAGGCCAAAGACAAGGAGAGAATTGAACAATTAGAAAATGATGTCAGTGAAATCAAGGATCTCCTGATTCAGTTAATAAACAAGGACAAGTAAATGGCAACTCCAGCAAGCAGACAAGGACTGATTGACTATGCAAAGAGGCAACTAGGTGCTCCTGTGCTGGAGATCAATGTTGCTGATGAGCAAATCGACGACATTGTTGATGACTCCTTACAATATTTTTATGAGAGACACTTTGATGGTGTGGTTCAAACATTTTTAAAGTATGAAGTAACTCAAGAAGATATTGATAGAGCAAGATCTAAAGTAGGTAGTGTTGGTATTGCAACTACCTCTGCAACAGATACTGCAGGAAGGAATTACAACTTCTATGAAACTGAGAACTTTATTCAAGTTCCTCCTCAAGTTATCGGTATCACTAAGATATTCCATTTTGAGGGATCTAGCAGTCTCTCCAGTGGAATGTTTAATATCAAATATCAATTGTTCTTGAATGATCTTTATCATTTTAGTTCTATCGAACTATTGACATACTCTATGATAAAGAGACAATTATCTGATATTGACTTTTTATTAACTACACAAAAACAAATAAGATTCAATCAAAGACAAGATAGACTATACATGGATATGGATTGGTCCTCCTTAGATCCTGGAGACATCCTAGTTATTGACTGCTATAGACTTCTTGATCCAAATGAATCTACTGGAGTATGGAACGACTCATTCCTCAAGAGGTATGTTACTGCTGCTTTGAAGAAGCAGTGGGGTCAGAACTTGATCAAATTCCAAGGGGTAAGACTTCCTGGCGGAACAGAACTAAATGGCAGACAAATTTACGACGATGGTGTGAACGAGCTAAATGCTCTGATAGACAAGATGTCTTCTACATACGAACTTCCACCATTAGATATGATCGGTTAATAACATGGCGTTAAATCCATTCTTTCTCCATGGTTCTTCTGGGGAGCAAAATTTAGTCCAAGATCTGGTAAACGAACAACTCAAAATGTTCGGGGTAGAGGTCTATTATCTTCCCAGAATATTTCAAAATGAAAAAACTGTAATGGAGGAAGTGTCTCGGTCTGAGTTTACCGCAGCAATTCCTCTTGAAGCATATGTCGATACTTACGATGGATTTAGTGGTGCTGGAACCTTACTGTCAAAGTTTGGTGTACAGGAAGTTGATGACCTAACAATTGTTATATCAAAAGAGAGATATGAGTCTGTTGTTCAGCAGCAGGCAGCGGTAATCGATAAAACAAAATTAACTTCTAGACCAAAGGAAGGAGACCTAGTTTACTTCCCTCTTGGTGACAGATTGTTTGAGATTAAGTATGTTGAGCATGAAAAACCCTTCTGGCAGTTACAGAAGAATTATGTTTATGAACTTAGATTAGAACTCTTTGCATACAACGACGAAGAGATCGATACTGGTATCTCTGAAATTGATGATAACACAGTGGATGCTGGTTACATCCAAACATTCAACATGGTTGGAATTGGATCTACCGCAACTGCATACACAACTATAAGAGATGGATCTGTAAGGAGAATTATTGTAGCCAGAAGAGGATCTGGATATACAAGTGTTCCTAGAGTTGCAATTAGTTCGGCACCGACAACGGGTATAACTGCTGTTGGTATTACGTCGATGATCGGTGGTATTATTGACCTATGCGATACAAGTCCCGACAACTTTAGAGTACAAAAAGTTACTCTTGCAGATCCTGGAATGGGATATACTTCAACACCTAGAGTTACGTTCCATGGTGGACAAGGATCTGGTGCATATGCAACTGCACAAATAACAGATGCTGCTATTGGTATTGTAACTATAACAAGTGGTGGTAGTGGATATATTAGTATTCCAACGGTAACCGTAGTTGCCCCTGGTATTGGAAGCACTACTATTGATGCAATAGTTACTGCTAGACTATCTGGTCTTGGTACAATTAGCGAACTGGTTATTGAAGATGCTGGTGGATACTTTGAATCAGTACCACAAATTATAATCGGAAGTCCAAATAACAACGTCGGTTATGGAACATATTTGACTAATGAAGACGTAGTTGGTGCTGCAAGTAGCGCAACTGGACGAGTCAATTCTTGGAATAGAGTTACTCAAATTCTCAAACTAAAAGATATTGTTGGAGAATTTTCACCTGGTGAGGCAATTATTGGTCAAACAAGTGGAGCAACTTATAAGAGCATTGACCTAAATAGGTTTGATATTCCTGAAGATGGGTACGCGCAGAACGTCACCATTGAACAGGAAGCAGACGCGATTCTTGACTTCAGTGAATCCAATCCATTTGGTAGCCCCTAGGAGATAAACCATGTTTGATCATTTTTATCACCAGATTTTTAGAAAGACGGTGATTGCATTTGGAACGTTGTTCAATGGAATTGAAATCAATAGGGACGGCAATGAAATCATTAAAGTACCTCTTGCTTATGGACCCACTCAAAAGTTCTTAGCAAGACTTGAGCAGCAACCTGATCTGAACAAACCCATTCAGATTAGTCTCCCAAGGATGTCATTTGAATTTACTGGCGTATCTTACGACAATAGTCGTAAGTTAGCGACTACACAAGCATACGCGGTAGCACCTAGAAATGATAAAAAAGATATTAAGAAAATGTTCTTTCCTGTGCCATATAACATGGCATTTGAATTGAATGTTATGACACTATTAAATGATGACGCTCTTCAAATTGTAGAGCAAATCTTACCATACTTTCAACCAAACTTTAATCTTACAATCGATTTAATTGAATCTATTGGTGAGAAGAGAGATATTCCAATTACACTAGAAAGTGTATCCTTCCAAGATAATTATGAAGGAGATTATACATCTAGAAGAGTACTATTATATACTTTAAGATTTACTGCAAAAACATTCCTGTTTGGTCCAGTACCAGACAGCAACAAGGATATCATCACCAGAGTATCTATTGGTTTGGGTGCTGGAGAACCAACTCCAGAGGCAAGAAGAGAGATTGCATATACAACTCCTATTGCTACAAAAGCATACAACGGAAACGTTATTACAAACCTTGCGGAAGATCTCTCTGCAAGAACTGATTTAATCAAAGTCAATGATGATTCAAACATTCCAGTAGAATCCTATATTACAATTAATGATGAGACGTTATATGTTAAGAAGAAGAATGGTGGAGAACTAAAAGTTACCCGTGGAGCATATGGCACCAAGGTATCTGAGCACGTTGAAGGCACAGGTGTTCTTGTAATCACCGCTGCTGATAACGACCTGATTGAAGCGGGTGATGACTTTGGTTTTAGTGGGTAATTTACATGTCTGATAAATTTAAAGATCTTAATGATACATTTGACGTGGAAGCGGAGATTGTAAAACCAGAAAAAGAAAAGAAAGAGTTGGCAAAACCTTCAGAATCTGAAGATGTCACCAAGGATTATGAATACACGAGAGGTAACCTCTATTCCATCATTGAGAAGGGACAAGAGGCGTTGGACACTGCGTTGGAACTTGCTCAAGACAGTGGACAAGCAAGACAATTTGAAGTCGTCGGACAGTTAATTAAAAACGTTGCAGATGCAACTGACAAATTACTTGATCTTCAGAAGAAGTTGAAAGACTTAGATGCTGATGAAAAAGGTCCTACAAACGTAACTAACAACGCAATGTTCTTTGGATCTACTGCAGAGTTATCAAAAATGCTCAAGCAGCAAGCTAAAAATCTGAATGAAGATAAATAGAAAAAAAGTGTTTTCTAGAAATGCCTAGTTTTGAAATCAACCCTAACGCGAAGAAGGGTTCCGAGAGAGATAACAAAATCCAGAAGAGAGCAGACGCTGGTGGGCGTGAAGGAGAAATTGCTGCGAAGATGATGCAAAAGAAAGGTAAAGGTCCTTCCCTCCCTGGACGTACTGCAGACATGAGAAAGATGTCTGAAGAGGAAGTCGTGCCTGGTATCAAACTTGTTGATATCATCCTCGGTGAGGAGAAGTGTGGTAAGGGCATGTACTACTGCTACACTGATAAGAAGTGTAAGAAACTGCCTGAGGGTATGAAGATGACCGCCAGATATTTTGGTGGTGGTAAAGAACCATCAGAAGTTGGTATTGACAAACCAGTAGAAGGTGGTGAAGGCGGCGATAACGGCGGCAATGGTGGTGGCAATGGTGGTGGAATGGGAGAATCCATTGCTATTGAAGATGCTTTTGGTAATAAGTTCATGGAAGTGGTTGATCTCATCAAACCAGAAGATATTGTTGAGAAGTGCTGGAAGGGATATAAGAAGAAGGGTATGAAGACAATGTTTGGTAAAAGATATCCAAACTGTGTCAAAGCAAATGAAGAGAATGATCTTCCCGAAGCAGCGCCCAAGTACGATAAAGATGGTAATGATAAGTATGACAGATCAAAACGTATGATTCGTCATATGCAAGATAAGTATGGTTCTGCCAAGTCTGGGTTTGGTCCCGACTCTAAGTTTAGAACTGGAAAAGATCATAGTGTTGCTAATGAGAAAAAAATGAAAAAAGAAGAAGTTGAGAAGGTTGATGAAGCAGTAAGACTTCAAGCAGAATATGGCAACCTATTAGGAGTTGTTGTCATGTGGAGAGGTAGATCTCTCATGATCAAAATGTTCTTCCCTCAGGCATCTATGCCTAAGAGAGAAGATGTTCAAAGAGAAATTGAAAAAGTTTATCCTGGTGGTAAAGTAATTCAATTCCGTAGAACCGAACTTCCTAGTGATTATTCTCCACACAATGCTCCTATTGTCAGAGTACAAAAGGAAGATAAAGATGAGATGACCATCCATGGTAGTAACTTAAAGAAGCTTGCACATAAAGCAACTAAGAGAGTTGACTCTGATGTTGACGGCGATGTGGATAGCAGTGATATGAAGAAGAGTGAGACTGGTGAGTTTGTAACTGGACCTGATGGTAAAAAAGTAAAGGCAAAAGCAAGATTTGAGGGTGTTGAGTGTGCAGGCACACCAAAAGGCAAACCATGTCCAGTTCATGGTCAGAAGTGCTGCCCTAGTCTCTCTGAGGAAGAAGTAGATGAGGCAGCAGGAGAGAAGGATGCTTGCTATCACAAGGTAAAATCACGTTATAGTGTTTGGCCAAGTGCATATGCTTCTGGTGCATTGGTTAAGTGCCGTAAGAAAGGTGCTAAGAACTGGGGCAACAAAACCAAAAAAGAAGAGTACGAATACGAACTGAATGAGGGATGGGTAGCAAACACCGCTGCTAAAGCTTTTGTAGAAGAAGGACTCAATGAAGATGGTGTTGCAATTCTCATCGAAGAGATGGGTCTTGATTCCTTTGTTG